TTGGCCCTTGGTTCGTGGCGCTTGGCCCTTGGTTCGTGGGTCAAAACGAAGAAAAACGCGCTTTATGTTTCAAGAACAAGCGCAAGCATTATGAACTTAACGCGGTGCGTGAACTGCAAGAATCAATATTTTTTAACGATTTCACATATCTCTGGAGAATGAAAAAATAAGTAAGTAAAATGATAAAAGGAAAATAAGGAAGTATAATAATGAAAAAGGGAGGTTATGGGATTCTTGCTAAAAATCTTGATTCTTGCACAAGCAACGCTTTTTCGTGCGTTCTGCAACAATCGCACTAATTCAATTATTTTTACTGCTATCTTACCTCTGTAGATTTTTGTTGTAAGTAAGTAATAAAATAAAAGAAGGGAGAAGAAGTATAAAATATTGAAAATAAGAGTAATAAGCGCGCAGTAATAAATCGTGAATTAGTGCAATTCTTGCACAAGCGCTAAAATCACCGCTAACGCTAACCTTGTTTGCTTGTTTGTGTTATATGCTGGCGCATGTGTTGGAGTGTTTGCTTATGACCAGTGTTTGCGAGAATGATTTGAGAGCGTGGCTCAAATGCGTTTGGAAGCGCGGTGAGAGCGATTTAGGTATTCAATGGGTGGAACCTGCCAAAGGATCGTCTGTCGGCTTCCCTGACGCTCTATTGCCAATCTGGCCGACGCTTGTGCCTGTAGAGCTTAAGGTTGCAAAGCAAAACTGTTTCGATGCGTTCTCATGCGAGGTTCGTCCTGTTCAACGGCGCTTTCACTTGCTTATGGAAAAGCAAGATTTGTTCTCATGCTTTCTCATTGCAGAAGGAAGCAAAAACAATTTCAGCGTTTGGCTCTCGCATAACTCTCATTATCCTTGGGAAAACAAAGCGAACGCAGGCGAGACATTGATTGCGACTAATCAGAAAACAAACACTAGCTTTGCGCGTGTTGTGCTTATCCATGAAATCTTGCGCTTGATGAACAAACACAATCAAGTTTTGCTACAAATACCGGGACAAAGTGCAGAATAGTTTATGCGATTTGATCGTCAATTCTTACATTCTTACACAAATACATGCGAAAACAGGCGCGCCCCCTTCACAAAGAAAGCAAGATTCAATTATTTTTAGTTGAATCACGAAACATAAAAGATTAGTTGGAAATCAATTTGTGTGATAAAACAATTCAAGGATCAAAAAACAATGAGCGAAGCGCCGATGACTGATGAACCAAAACGCAAGCGCGGCAATCCAAACTTTGTTGTCGGTGGGCCGGGCGGCCCTGGACGCAAACCAAAAGTTTGGACTGCAAAAGAATTGATGGACAAAAAGATTCGGCAAGACTTGAAAGAAGCGGCGAAAGAACACACAGCGGAAGCTTTCAATTTTATGCTTGAAGTGTTGCGCGATACAGACGCGAACACGAAAGATCGCATGAGCGCTGCAAACTTTATAGTAGAACGTGGATGGGGAAAAGCCGTCACCCACACGGAAACAAAGATCGACATATATCAGAACATGAGCGACTCGGAGCTTATTCGTCTGATAACTGGAAAAGAGATTGACGCAGAGTTGATTGAACAGGCGAGAGCGCCGTTAGTCATTGACCATGAGCCAAGCGACACGGACGAAGAAGAATCATATGAAGAAGAATAAAATGCGATGCGGCGTCTATCGCATTGTGAACCGTGACAGCGGAAAGTTTTATATTGGCTCAAGTGTTAGTCTTGATAGGCGACGCAATGATCACTTTAGCGCATTGAAGCGTGACAAACATCACAGCGTATATTTGCAACGCGCATACAACAAAGAACCAAGCGCGTTTGTGTTTGAGACTTTGCTTGTGTGCGATAGATCAATGACGTTGTTCTATGAGCAGCTGCTAATTGATTCGATGAAACCTGAATACAACACAAGCGAAACTGCAGGCGCTACATGGCGCGGCGTGACAGGTGCCGATAATCCAACATCAAAACCTATCATTGAATTAAATACAAAGCGCGTGTTTGTTTGTGCTGCCGATGCAGCTAAAAAACTAAATCTAAAACCGCCAACGATAAGTGAAGTGTGCAGGCGCAAACGATCCCACACTCATGGTTATCAGTTTGCTTTTCTTTCGGAGTATGAAGGCGAAGGATTCGCCTGCCCTGAGATTAAGAACAACAAAGGCGCGAACAATGGAAACGCGCGCAAGGTTCGTGAGGTAACAACAAACAAAACATTCGACACGGCAACAGAAGCAGCAGCACACTTTGGTATATCAAAGATGACTGTATCGAGACTGTGTAGGAATCACAAACAAAGTAAAGATGGATATAAGTTTGATTACGTTTAACGTAATATGTTTTATGCTTTACATATTACGTCAAGCGTAAAGCGTAATACATTCAACGTCTTACGCGCAGCGTAAACCTTGGATCGTGGTAAAAGACCCCGGGGGAGGCCGATAGTGATTCGACCCCGGTCTGCTAGTTGCAGGTGCTTTTGGCAATTACAAAAACGAACCCAAATATTGGCTAATAGGCCAAAGGGGGTGGGGGAGGGTAAAATCGCCTTGAGGGGGTAACTTGTGTTAAGGTTCCATATTTTCCGGGGTAGCCCAAAATTCCAATGAATGTAAACTGTAATGACTAACCACTTTGATTATCTGGATATGGACATGGACCCGGCGCAGTTCGTCGGTCAGCCAAGGCACGTCCTTGTCGAGCGCCTTCGTGCAAAGCAAGTTTATGAAAGGCGGAAGTCTAAACAACTCTGCGAAGAATCCCTGTCTGAGTTTATTAAACAGGCGTGGCATATTGTTGAGCCCGCGAATCCATACGTCGGAAACTGGCATATTGATTTTATTGCTCGTCATCTTGAAGCCATAACCTATGGCGAGATTACGCGATTATTAATTAACGTCCCTCCGGGCGCGATGAAGAGTTTATTAACAAATGTATTCTGGCCGGCGTGGGAATGGACGCAAAATCCAAGCTTGCGTTATATATGCACTGCACATTCTCAAAATCTCGCTATTCGTGATTCGATTAAAATGAGAAGATTGATAACTTCAGATTGGTATAGGGAAAGATGGGGAGATGTTGTAAAGTTAACTGCCGATCAAAGCGCAAAGACAAAGTTTGAAAACACGGCAACCGGCTTTCGTGAGGCCGTTGCTTTTGAAAGCATGACCGGTGTCCGTGGCGACCGGGTTACAATCGACGACCCTCACTCCGTGGATAGTGCGCTTTCTGATGTGCAGAGGGAATCAACGATCAATACATTCCTTGAGGCGGTTCCTACTCGACTGACTAACCCAAAAGAATCTGCGATTGTCGTTATTATGCAGAGGCTGCATACCGATGATGTGAGTGGCGTTATCCTAGAAAAGAATCTGGGGTACGAACATATTATGCTTCCGATGAGGTTCGACCCCAGCAGGCGTTGTGTAACAAGTCTTGGGTTTGAAGACTTAAGACAAGAAGAAGGCGAGTTACTTTTTCCTGCGCGATTCCCGGCTGAAGTTGTTACTCGCGATGAAGAAATTATGGGTCCTTGGGCTTGCAATACAGGAGAAGCCCCTGTTTTAATGGCCGATTTATCTTTAAAAAGAATAGATGAAATTGTTAAAGGCGACAAAATAATCGGTTGGTCAAGAAAAAATAATAGCCGATCAAAAGCTCAGTATACAATTGTTAAAGAAGTTTACAAATATCGCGCACCTGTTGTTAAAATGACTTTGGATAGTGGAGAAATAATTCGTTGCACTCCTGATCACAAATGGTGGCGCGCAAGGTGGGAAGAAGGGCGTAACGAATATGCCCCGGCAAAAATTGGAACGTCTCTGGCTCGTGTATGCCCTTCAACGCTTCCACAGTTGTCTGTTGAAGATGAACGTCTTGCTGGATGGTTAGCTGGTTTTTTTGACGGAGAAGGATCGGTAAGTGTTTGTAAAAAAGACGGCAAAGGAAATTATAACCCCAGCCGTCAAATACATTTTTATCAAGGAGCGGGGCGCAATTTACCATTATGCGAAAAGCTAGAGCATGCTTTAGATCGCTTTGGATTTGATTATAATTATATTGAAGATATTAGAAAACCAAACAAAAATGCTCCATGCTATGGCTATCGGGCGTATACGCTTTTATCCAATCAGCATTCGTTAGGTCTTGCACAAAAATTTTTGCATATTGTTAAACCCATAAAATGGCGCGACCGCATAGAGGCTATGGCTGAGGGGTCAAAATTTGTTAAACAATGGGAAAAAGTTATTTCAATTGAGCCGGATGGGGAAGATGATGTTTATGCATTGACCACAGAAACAGGGAATTACGTAGTTTGGGGGTTAGCATCTTCAAATTCTGCCGGTCAGTTCCAACAGACGCCTAGTCCGCGCGGGGGCGGAATTGTTAAACGTGAGTGGTGGGCTCTTTGGGATGATGAGATGGCTCAGGCCAATGGTTTGGCTGGCGCTCACAAGTATCCTCCGATGGATTATGTGATTGCTTCGCTTGATCCGGCTTATACGGAGAAGAAGGAGAACGATCCTTCGGCTCTGACTGTTTGGGGTATTTGGCAGCGTGGCGGACAGAGCGCGCGGCGTATTCTTTCTAGGGACGGCGAGATTGCTGACCTGATTGATGACCGTGATACGATCCCTTCGCTTATGATGATGTATTCGTGGACCAAGCGACTGCATATTCACGGCACCGATGTTGAGCGAATGGCTGGTGAATCCGACTTCATGTTCAACAATCGTAAGAAGGATGCGATGGGTCTCGTTGAGCACGTCATAGAAACTTGTAATAAATATAATGTCGATATGTTGTTGATCGAAGCTAAAGGTCCGGGTCTTTCTGTTGCGCAAGAGATCAAACGTCTAAACCGCACAAATTCGTGGGGCGTTGAGCTTGTTAATCCGGGTAACTTGGACAAAGTTGCGCGTGCTTATGCCGTCCAACCGATTTTCGCCAACGGCGCGGTCTTTGCTCCAGACAAGACATGGGCGGACGAAGTAATTAGTCAGTGGGAAAATTTTCCTAAGGGGCGTCACGATGATTTGGTCGATAGCACTACACAGGCTCTCAAATATCTACGCGAGCGTAACATGATTCGCAGACCTGAAGAACTTATCGTCGAGATTCGAAACGAGGGTGCTTATAGGTCTCCAAGCCGCCCCGTTTACGACGTTTGATGAACGTGCTATAAAGCAAAAGGACGCAGCGGGTGAGATCGCTACGCCCTTTCTAATCATAAGCCAAAGGAGTGGCAGATGACTAAGCACACGATTATCACGCAAGATTTATTGAAGCAACTTTTAGATTACGATTCCGACACTGGAATTTTTACGTGGAAAGAAAGAGCTGTTGATCTATTCAAAGACGACGGTCGGCTGACGCGGCACCAAAGATGTAAACAATGGAACTCTAAAAATGCCGGAAAGAAATGCGGATCGATAACGCAAGGTTATGTAAATATAAGCCTGTTTGGAAAATTATATAGGGCTCACATTCTAGCTTGGTTTTATATGACGGGTGTATGGCCTGAGTGTGAAATCGATCACCAAGACGGCGACTCCACCAACAATGCTTATTCTAATCTAAGGTTGGCATCTCGCTCTGAAAACATGGGTAATTCTGGAAAACGTATTAATAATCCGGGGAAATATAAAGGCGCGCACTATCATAAAAATACCGGCAAGTGGCAGGCCAAGATTTGCTTCCAGCGTAAGCAAATATATCTAGGGCTTTTTAAAACACCACAAGAGGCCCACGCCGCCTACTGCAAAGCGGCAAAAGAATTGTTCGGTGAGTTTGCTAGGGCTTCGTAAATATAGTAAGACCTCCATAGGGGAATTGATATGTCTG